TTGGGTTGCCAACATTTACAAATGGATTGCTCATTTTATCACCTTTAAATGATTTATTTTTTTGGATTATAACATTGTTTTACTTGTCAAGATATTAACTAGTAGGAGGCGCAGGAAATACCACGTTGTCTATATCAGTTTCATCAATGTATTGACTTGGTAAGTCTCTAAGAGCTTGCCTGTATGTTGCCCATTCTACCTTTTTTTCGTCGGTAAGTGGGCTATCCGTAAACTGTGTCCAGTCTGAATCTTGAAATAAAAGGCTTCTTTTAAATCTCAAATTGCTTAGACAATTGATTATCTTTTGTTCTTCTGGAACTGCTTTAGCAACAAACTGACCATCTATATAGTAATCAAACCCTGATTCTGGTTGCCCTTCAACGTAAAGCTCATTATCAGAAACATTTAAAAGCAGTGTTGCGAGAGTGCCAGTAAATGTAGATTTTATCTTTCCATCGCTAGGGTCATATATTGTGTATGTAGTTATCATTATTTTTTAACCTCTAACGATGATATTGTGCTATCTAATAAAAATAAATCTTTCCCACCTAATGATGTAACTCTCAATTGCGAACGTATTTTGATATAAGAAGCATTTACGTTTGGGGTAAATAAATTACTGTGATATGCAGGCAAAGTGACTCGGTGCTGTACATAAAGATTTTCTACACCGCTAGTCGTTGTGCCTATCGGTTGATTGTTTGAAGCAAAAGCCTCATAAGTTACTCGTTGGTCAAACGTGGCCAGTCCACTTGTTGCTAGACTGTTGTTGGTATTAGCCGCCATTAATCGGATAACTGACTGAATTTGAATGGGTGCGCCACTAACATCTATTTGCAACTCACTTACAGTAGTGTAATTTGTATTATCTATATCTTGATAAGAAAACAATTCATCACGCTTAAAAGAAGGCACTGTAATTTGATTATCACCAACGTGTATAGTCTGGACACCAAGGTTTTTAATCACCAATGCTTCTACGCCACCGATTGTTGCAGTATCAATAGTTGAGTTATCAATCTTTATTCGGTCAGCTTCTACTAAACCTGTCTTTATTAACCCGCCATCAATTGTAGTGATGTTTGTGGTGCTTGGGTCAGCGAGGGTGTTACTCAGGTTAGTGAAAGTTACTAAGCCGTCAAAATTATAGCTTGAGAATGGGTCAGAAAAAGTTATTGTTTTTATGCCGCCATAGCCGTCTTCAGTGATTGTAACTGCTGCCGCCCAATACTTTCCATCTGCACCTGTAACTGTTGGCGGGTCTTGTTGCCAAGTGCTAGTCAAGTCACCGAATGTGTTAGTGTCAAAATCATATGTAGTTGCAGTTGGTTTTGCTGGCGGATTAGCTGAAGCCGCTGTTTTATAAACATAATCATGGTCAGCTCTTTCAGTGTCTGGGTTTAACGGTGTTCCAGCAACTCCGCTACTGTAGGCACTTTGATTTCCGCTGAAGTCTACAGATGCAACTCTATATGTGTATGTATTATCAGAACTCAGTGCGCCATTTGTGAATGATGCTGTTGCACCTCTTTTGCCGCTTACACTAGCTATCTGGGCATAAGAGCCACTCCCAGTTTTTCTTTGAACAATAACATTGCTAAAATCAAAATCTGTTGGGTTCACCCAAGACAAGGTTAATTCAGCACTTCCTGCTGTAACTGCCAAACCTGTCGGAACGGCTGGCACAGTTATGTCTCCTACACCTGCAACATTACCTTCAAGCCAAGTGCTTTTCACGCCAAGGTCATTCACACCCCTTACACGAATATAATATGTAGTGCCTTTGATTATAGCTGGAACAAGAAAGCTAAGACTGTCAGTGGTTGTTCCTACAAAATTGACATTATTTACAGACCATTCAATTTCATATTTTTTAACGAACACATCAGCACTAGCTACCCAAGTTGCATTTATTTGGTCAAAGCTAGTTCCGTCTTCATTAATAAAACTTGATGAAGTTAGACTCAAGCTCGTCGGAGCAATTGCTATGCTACCGTCATATAAACTTATTTCGCCTGCTGGTGTGAACGGCTGTTCATCATTAGTTTCCCAATCATAGATAGAGGCATCGTTTTCAAATAACTCAACATTGACACCAATTTGCCCGTTATCCCCGAACCCTAATTCATAACCGACCACCTGAAAGACTTTACTAGACCAGCCCATCTTGGCGTTATTGACCATGATGTTATCGCCAGCTTTGAATCGCAGTGCGCCTAAGTTTAAAGGCATAGTTACAGATGTTTGTTGGCGTGACTGTAGCAAAGCTATCTTAGCTAGTCGCTGCGCTTGCGTGTTACTTGTCACAAAAGGCAACTTAATATCTAAGTAGATAGGGTCGCCATCTGCTGAAGCATAAGTGGAGCTTATCTGTGCAGGGAAATCAGCTTTAATCCAGTTATCTTCAGCACTGACATAAGTACCTTTCACACCATTATAAAGTGAACGTCTACTCTGTTTTGTTCTAACTTTAGTTTCACCGACAGTCATAGACTCATCAACGGTGATAGTGGGGGCAGTATATTGCGCTGGCATAATAAAATACTTCTCGCTCGAATACACTAACTGGCCACTCATGCACTTTAATATGTTGGAAATGTTTTGCTTCCTGCTTTTAGCTGTATCTAAAACACCATTGCAAACATACCTCTTTTCTTGCGCTCCACTATCTAAAGTAACAAGCTCATCGCATTTAGCAATAGCGGCTAGCAAAGAGGGCTGGTCAATAGAATCCGCTCGCTCATTTAAGCCGTACTTTTCATCTAATAAATAATCTCGAATAGCCAATGCGGGGTTTGCATTGAAGACCGTAGAGTTAGTTACTGGGTTATATGTGCGTTTGCCGTCAATAACGCAGGAAATGTTAGGTACTGAGTTATTTTTAGCTTCATCATATTTTAATCGTAAATAGATGTATGCCGTATCTTCCAATATGTGGTCACTTGTCCAGTCAGTGACTCTCGAAACTAAATCAGCGTCAGCAGTAGTCTGGGTCCCGTCATGGAAGTTTGCGTCTACTAATAATTGCCAGCCTTGTTGGAAGCCTTCGTGTATGGCTTGAACACTGTTGCCACCACCTGTCGCAGATGATGTAGCGGGCAAAGTGTAGAAATCGAAAGAATCAGCGTAGGTGTTTGCTACTGTGACTGCTCCGTTAAAAGAAAGACCGCCAACACTTGTAGCACCTGAAAAGGTTACTGTGTCCCCTGGGTATTTAGTGCCATTAAACAGAACATTAACTAGGCCGCTTCCTGCGGTAGTTGTGAAAGGGTTATTAGGTAGAGTTGTGGTGGTGTCGCCCCAAACCATTTCATCGTTGAAATACATCCTTTTGAATCTTTGTACAGCATGACCAGCGAAAGCGACTACTAGGTGAAGGTATTTATTTTCTTCGCCTGTGCTGTCAAGAAAAACAATAGCTCCGCCAGTTCTGGCCGTTCCATAAATAACTTTGCGACTAACTGCGGGTTCTCTAACTGTTGCATTACTGCCGCCAGTTTCTTCACCGCCTTCAGGTATAAGGCCATCCATGGTGTATTTGCCGATACCTGCACCGACCACAAATGCCGCTCCGATAAGTAATGCACCAGCCCCTAAAGCTGACGCACCCATTGCTGCTCCGACACCTATAGCAATTGAAACTGGCATTTATTTTCCTATGTATTTTGTGTAGCAACGTTCAATAAGGTCATAACCATTGCTCGTCAACAAGTTATCAAAAGGGATATGCACTTTAGTGTTTAAAGTCATAAGCGAAACCCCGCAATCTTTACAATAATCTTCAACGTATTTTAGCAACTTATAACCAGTAGCCCCAGCCCTCTTATCAGGCTTAACGTAAATAACATCATGTGACGCGAAAAAGTGGTCTTTATAGTGAAGGCTTTTATTTATAAACATCACAAGATAACCTACCAAATCACCTCCATCTCTTGCGGTGAATATCCGCAATACCCCTGCCGCGTCTAACCTTGCGTACTCTTTCCAGTCTGGATTTAGTTTGATTTTATCTTGATTTAGAGCAACTAACGCCCAGTGTTCATGTAACAATGGTTTTAATTCTTCTTTCACTTTTGAAAGATTTTCATGTTGAAAAGTTATCATGTTACCCTCTTAATTAACTATCTCTCGGGCTTGGTCTGCCCCATATGATTTCTAATTCTTGAATACTTGTAACGAACTCAAAACCTTTGTCTGACGGGTAATCAATTTTCTGGTCGCCATCTGTAAATCGTCTTACGTATGCCCTATCGAAAGCAATCAGCTTATTCTCAATACTTACATTAATCGTTGATGATTCACCGCTGTCAGATATTATCATCACATCCATAAAGCCCGAAAAGAGTTGAACTGGATTGGTAATAACATTAGAAAGTTCATCCATTGCACCTAACTTTATCGTGGCAATTTTTCCTTGATAATCCTCATCTCTAGCGACAGCAATCAAGGAAGATTTAACACCTGTCAAAGTCACTGTAGTGCCATTAGCACTTAAATCGGTAGCTTCTCTTATTTGGCCTATTTTAAGTAGGTCGCCTAGCCCAACATAAGTTTGGGTATAATACACTGCAACATTATCAATAGTGATAGTGCCAGCTTCTTGGTTTCTAATCTCAACCCTAGTGTCTGTTGAGGCAGCAGTAAAAGAAACAGCACCTTGCCCAGCCTCTACGTTAAGGTTCACAAGATTATTGCTGTTTACCATATCTCGAATGATGACGCGCGCTCTACCTGTCGTGCTAAAATTAAGCCTGTAGTTTGTCCCAGAAACGGTTGGTATGTTTTGCCTCAACCCTGCCCTGTTACTAAAGTCTCCTGCCTGAAGCTCAACTGAATCACCTACAAGAGTGACAGTTCCAGTCCCTAGCTCAATAGTCGTCCATCCTGTTAAGCCGTTACTAAAGTCACCGTTAGTTACTAGTGTATCACCTGTAGGCACATCCAAATCCCCAAGCCCTGTCCACAACCTAAGTGGGGTGCTGAACTCCATATCTATCAAGTAAAACGGCCTAACCACTTCAGCTTGAGCGACTGCTTGCATTTCTGTGCTTATCAGTCTGGACATTATAAAGCCTCAACCATAGCGAAAGTGAAACCGTACATTGAAGCCACGTCTGTTGACCAGCCTACGTCATTATTACTCATACGCCAGAGACTTTTAGGCAAAGTAAAATCGCAAGCTGTACCTGCGCTTATTGCCTGCCTCAAAGGTGGCTCGAACTTTAAAGCATTAGCTCCCTGAACTTTATCTTCAGTAGCAATGTAAAGATAGTCACCAAGCTGAAAATAAGTTCCTGCTGATACTGCACTAGAGTTTGAACCGCCAATTATTTGCGTAGCTCTAATATCCGCATTGCTGCCTAACCCAACGGATACGCCTGCGGTGTTATGCAAAGGATGTCCGAACGTAAACGTTCCAGATTGACCTATAAGTCCGACTATAAAAGCCTCTATCGAACGTGCCTCAGCGTAGCTTAAAGGCGGTAAAGTTACTTCACATTCCCACCTAGCACCTTGGTGTAAATAAGTTTGGGTATTAAAAGTAAAGGGCGATTCACTAACAGCAACCGCCCTCTTTAATCTCATATCTATTTTCTGTATCCCAACACTGGGAAATGCTAAAGGCATTTTAAGCTCCGATTAATGCTTGGCTATAGTTACCGCCTCGTTGTCTTGCGTCTGCAACTGCACCTTTTACTGTGTTTGCAATCTGAGGCATTAGAGTTTGTATCTCTGCTCTGACAGTTTGCACTACGCCAGTTGATATATTAACTGTCTGGTTCACAATAACATTTTGACCGCCAGAACTACTACGCAATCCGCCATTCATGGTGTGGTCAATAACAGTCTCATTCGGGTGCAGTATGGCATTAAAACCACCTTTACCATCAACACCACCAGTTCTAGAGCCATTCCCTGTAAAACCGCCACCTTCAAAAGACTGTGAACGTATATTAGAAACCTGAGCTAAACCTCCAGCGACAGTAGCAGCAGCCATAGCAAAGTTAAGTGGAGGCGGATAAGCTGACATTGCTTTAGTCGCGCCTTCATAAGTAGACATAATTGCAGTAGCTATACTTGCGGCTTTGCTGATAGCGAATAGCTTTTTGCTCTGCCCTTTTTGACCAGCCAACTGCTTGCTTAAATTGCCAAGAACATTTTTTGTTTTATCTGCGCCAGTCATTGCTTCAAATGCGGCAAGGTCTTTTGCGCCTTCTTTTCGCAGAGAATTGTTGTAAGTTTCCGCTTCAGTTGCTTCACCAGCAGAATTTGCAATTATAGTGCCGGGGGCATTAGCGGCTACGACTTCGGCAGTTCTTCGTGATTCTTCTTTAATTCTTTCATACGCTGCAATTATGTTAGCCGCTGGGTCATCCATTCCCATGTTAGCAATTTCTACTCGCAAAGCCTGAATGCCATCCCTTGCATCATCTACAAAGTCACCAAGACCGTTCTCTATTAATGGCTTTCCAAGAAACTTCGCCACTTTGTTGTACACGCCAATGAAGCCGTCAATTATCGGGGTCAGCTTACCAGCTATATAAACACCTAACTCCATAAAGCCCAGTTTGACAATCTTAGCTATCAAGACAACATTATGGATAGCCCCTCTGAGTTTAGCGAACCCGCTAACCAACGCATCAGCTACCCTTTGACCTGTATTGCCGAAATCAGCTGAATCCATAGACGCCTGAAAGAAAGACGTTGAAATAGTTTCTAAGATAGGTGCAAGTGCTACTGTGAGCTGGTTTGTTAGCCCCGTCATAGCTAACTTTGATTTAGTGAAAGCGTCATTGGCTGCTTCAATCTGAGCGGCATCTACCCTTGAGATACTAGCCCCAAGATGCTCAGTTTGCTTAGCCATCTCAGTCAGTCCAGCACTTCCGCCAGCTAGGGTGTTCACTAAAGCAACACCTTCAGAGTCAAACAGCTTCATAGCTAATCTAACTTTATCTGACTGCTTTTCAACACCACCCATAGCGTCAGCAATCTTACCCATCTGCTGGTCTAAAGGTAATGCGCCAAGTTCTTTGGCGTTAAGTCCTAGTTCAGCTAATGCACCTACAGCCTCACCGCTTCCCTGAGCCGCTTCAGCAACTCTACGGGTCATACGCTGTAAAGCCATGTCCATAGTGTTAGAAGCTACACCTGTTAGCTCTGCCGCGTGTCTAAGCCCCACCAACGCTTCGGTGGTGATACCAATTTTATCTGCTGTTTTTGCTAATGCATCATTAGAAGCAAGACTTGATTTAATCAAAGCCCCGAATCCAGCCGCGCCAACTAAGCCAAGCAGTGCGGTTTTTGCACCGCCTATTTTTTTAGCTAGGCTGTTGAGGCCTTTTCTGGCTGAGCCTAAACCCTTAGCTGTCTTATCAAATAGTCTAAGTACAATTCTAGCTTCAGCCATTTTCTTCGCCTATGATTGTGAAATAAGCCATCCATTCATTATATTCAGATAAAGTTATCTGCTCAATTTCATAGATGGTTTTGTTTAGCCGACACGCCAACCCAATCAGGTTAAAACGGTGGGTATCGGCTCTTAGTTTTTTTCCGCTTCCTGCTGGTCTTCAATCTCTGAAAACATTTGATTTGCAATTTCACTGATAATGCTAGTTTCTTCACCCATCAAATCAATCTTATCTTCACCGCTAGTGAACAGCTTATCGCCATCAACGCTTTCTGCTTTCATAACGATTAAGTCAACCATAGAAGCGATGCTTGTATTGATTAAAAAGTTAGGGTGTTTTTTCTGGATAACATTCAAATCATAGCAAGTTAATGGTTTGCTATACATTTTAAAATCACCAGAATCATCACCCCACTCAGGTACAAGTATTTCTCGAACATTTAATTTACGTCTACTGCGTAATTCTTTCGCTAAACCCATTGTGATTCCTCCTGTTGTGTTTGATTATGCTGTAGCTTCTGTAACAACACCGCTAACCTGAATACCAAAACTAGCTTCAACCATGCCGTCAAAAGAAGCACTAATTGACTTGCTAGTTACTGTGCCAGAACCAGAGTAGTATTTTTCGCCAGTGCCAGTGCCAGTAGGGTAGATTTCAAAGTCCAGTGAAGCTCGGTTATCAATAACCAACTGCTGTGCGTCTGCATCATCCCAGTAGCATTCAATAGTTACGTTATTAGTTTCTAAGCCTGCTTTATAAGTACGCGCAGTGTCACCCATAGTGCTATCTTCAATAGTGTCTGCTGAACCATCTAATGTGTAAGAACGAACCTCGCCAACAACAGCAACAGTAGTCCCTGCCACTTGTAGTTTAACAACGCCTGTGGAACCTGTAGTTGTAGCCATTTTAAATCACCTTTTGCTTTAAGTTGTGCCGCGTGTGTATTCGTACATCACGCGAACGGTTAGAATAACTCCGCCAACAGGGTCAATAGAACCCTCATCGACTTCAATGTTTATAAGCTGGGTATCCAGCGCATAACCGCCTCTTGAGCGGTCAATCTCTAAGCCTTCTTCAATGGCTTCGATGATGTTATTTCTTGCTTGGTCAATAATACCTGACTTAACAAAGCAAACCATCTCATAATTGATGCTTGCTGTACGCTTGCCCATAGAGCCGCCAATAGAACTATCTTCTCTGCTTTCACCAGCAGTTCTAACTAACGCGGCTGGAAACTGGGCGTTCGAGAGCTTCTGAAAATCAAAAGGTTCTCTAGTAACGTATTTAATTCGTGTTGGTAGAATTACACTATCGCGTAAAGTAGCAACAATGTTTTCTGCAATGCTTTCTCTTACGCTCATCCTAAAAACCTTTCAAATGTACGGGCTAGTCTATTTTCTTCTTCACGACTGAAGCCAAGGAACGGTCTAATTTTATCATTAAATGCCGCTTTTTTTGATTCTTCTTGACCACGAAAGAATATTTCAGCCTGTTTGTGGTTAGCCTTGCTTGTCATTGCGCCAAACATATTCCCTGAAACTTCAAGATTCGGTGCTAATGTCGCACCAATAGAAGTTCTAAATTCTGCGTATCCTGCACTGTAAGCCTTAAATGCACCGCCTTTATAGGAAACGCTTCTTGCCGTCCTGTCTTGGACGATATTAATACCCACTTGCGCTGTTCGGTGCAAAGCAGACGCAATTTTAGCTTTTACTTCATCAGTAGCATTATTCGCAACTTGTCCTAAATTTCTAGGGTCTGTTACAATTTGAACATCCATTAGCGAACCAACCTGCCAGAGTTGATAGGCTCTTTCTCTTTGTCCGTTACAGTGCCATCACCGTCAGCATCATAGTCAACGCCATCGCGGAACACTGCTTCTATCTCTTCACCGTAGCGTGACTTGTAGAAATCAATCATGCCAAGAAAGCGGTCATTGTCTACCCAGTTGGTTAGCTGCGGAAGGGCGTACTTCCATAGAACAAGGTAAACACTGCATCGCGTCCACTGGCTGTCTGTTAGCTTGCTGGGTATCAGCTCACCGCTATAACCACGCTTGTCCCACCAGTCAGCACGAATCTTGCGTTCAATGTCTGCTTGCGCTCTGGCATGTTGACCGGCAAATGATGTTATGCCAAAATCCAAAATATCTGGAACTATAGCTACCAAATCAGTATCGTTCGAAAATGCCATTACCACTTCACCTTATCTGCCCAGTATGCCGCCGATGCGGTTTTGTCTTTGCGACCTTTCTCAATGTCTTTAGCGAATCGCGCTTTGAATGACCTGCGCTTTGCCTTATCAGCTTCGCTCTCGTTCTTTCTTGGTGGCTTATTATCTGCGCCCTGCTGCCCGAATCGAATCAGCTTTACCTTGTCGCCTTCTTTAGCGAGTACGGCATGGCTCTTTTCGGGATGCTTACTGGTGCGCTTGGGTTTGTTGTACCCTTCAAAGCGTTCGCCTCGGTATGTAATAGCCATCACAATTCCTAAATAAAAACCCCACCCCCAACTTAGGGGGCAGGGAATCAGCACTAATTAAAGTACAGCGTCACCAATCAACTTAACGCCAAAGCTATCATCAAGCTCAGCTACACCATAAGCGGCAGTAGCATTCAGCTCGAAGGCTCGGAGAGAAGCGTCACGCTGTGACTCGATACCGAAGTCGC